GAACGTAACGTCGCGTTGCGCCCGGAGATACGAACTGTCGAAGTACGTCCGGACTTGTTGGATCGGCCACTCGCCCGCCATGACGAACCGATTCTCTTGCGCGCGCACCAACCGCGCCGCATAGTGCGCGGCGACTTGCGCCGGCGTCAGGACCGACCGATACACGACGACGTCCTTAAGCGTGCCGTGGAAAAATTGCCCGCCGCCACTCTGGCCGATCTTAAATCCGGTCGCGGACATCACGGGCGACACGCCGTCGACTTGTGCCTGTCCAGGCGCAAGAACGCCGTCCACGTAGATCAACCGCCCGCCCGCGTTGTTGCCGTCCCACGTGCCGACGATGTGATGCCAACCGTCCGAGGATACGTTGACGGACGCGTACCCGACGGACCCGTTGCCGCCGCAATACCAGTACACGACGCCGGCGAGATGCCACACCAACAAGAATCCATTCGTGTACGTGTTGCCGGCAATTGCCGCGTTGCTAATTCCGACACCGTCGTATCGCTTCACCCATGCCTCGACGGTGACCGGTCCCGCCGTGAGGTCGAGCGTCCCGCCGGCGAACGAGATCCCCCCCGTGCCATCAAAGAACGCCGCCGTGTCCCCGTCGGCCAACGGTCCGGGTTGTCCCAACAACACGCCGGCACTACACGTGCCGTCGTGTGTGGCTTGCGCGTGCGCCTCGTCCTCGGCGGTCTCTGTGGCAGTTCGGAGCGCGTACTGCGCCGCGAGTTCCGACGCCGACAACGCGACCGAGTAGTACGCGAGATCGTCGATGGTGCCCGGTGACCCGGAGTTGAGGTTGACGAACGAGAACGCGGCAACGGCGAAGGTCGGTCCGTCGGCGACTCCGTTGATGTAGATCTGACCCACACCCGCCGTCACCACGACCGCGACGTGGTACCACGTGCCGGTCGTTTGCGTCGCCGTCGTCGGATGACCGCCGGCGCTGTCGTAAAAGTAGAAATGCTGCGCGGCATCGAAGTAGAACAGACCATAGCTATCACTGACGTCGGTGAACAACGGATGCCAACCCCAACCGCCCGTCGCCTTGTACCAACACTCGACGGTGAACGTCGTCCCGCTTGCTATCGGCACGATGGTCGCCGCGCTTTGACTGCCGTCCGCCGCCAACGCGCGCGATCCGTCGGCGAGGTTCGAGGGTGCGCGATACGTGAGACCGGTCGCGTTCGGTGCCGTCGCGGTGTGGGCGCCGGCCGAATCGGCGAAGACGACGCCGCTCGCCTCCTCGAACCGCCAGAACGCCGAGGCGCCGGCCGACAGGACACGCGCCGCCGCCGCGTACACCGGCGTATCGCCGAGACGCCAACAGCCGGCGGGTGCATCCGCATCAATGACGTCGTCCGGTAACGGCGACGGCAACGCGACGGCGACGCGAATGCCGGATCGCACCGCGCGATCCTCCGTCGTGTACGACGCCTCGATGCGTGCCGGCGCGAACAACGTCAACTCCGCCAACCCGCGCTCGCGCGCGCCCGCCGGCGACAACCGCCGGTCCGCGAGGTACCGCGACCGCACCAACCCGCGCGACGCTTGATCGACGAGGTCGTCGACTTGCACCAAGATCGCGACCTCGTCCGCGCTCGTCAACGCCGGAATCGATCCGGCCCCGCTCGCCGGAATGCCGGTCAACATCGGCAACGCGCGGATCGTGGCGCCGTAGTTCACCGACGCCGCCAACGACCCGACCCCGCTCGCCGGCACCCCTTCAATTGACGTGCTGGTCTTGGACGTGTACCGCACGCGCATCGATCCGATCTCTGCCCATCCGCCGGCCGTTAGGAACTGACCGGCACTCCCGACCGGAATCGAGGTCACGCCGGCGAGGACCGTGCCGGTCACGCCGGGAAGACCCGCGTCGTCAACCGTCGGCGCGTTCGCGCCCAACGTCGCGTCGAGCGCCGTGTCCGGTGTGTAGACCGTCGTCAGGTTGTCCGCGAGGGTCGTCAACAACTTGAGTTGCGACGCGTTCACGCCGGTCCGGTAGACCTTCCGTTGCGTCGTGCCGGTTGGTCCGACGGCGACGTCCGCGACGCCGACTTGGTTGTATGCCGGCGTCGTCGTCGGCGGGTCCGCATAGTTGACGTACGGTCCAGGGTTTCCGAGGGTGACGAAGAACGCGCCGGCGCCCGGACTATTCGTATGAACGAACCCGACCCACTTGTTCCATTGGCCGACATCCGCGCCCGAGATAACGCGATGGTAAAAGATGATCGACGTGACGAGCGGATCGTTCGAGTTGTACGCGACCAAGGTGAACCCGAGCGGCGACAGATGACTCGGCGAGTGATACCACGCGCCGACCGAGTTCGCGATCGCAACCGACGAGGCAATCGGCGACCGCGCGCTCGATGTCCCGTCGGCCCGGACGTACGTGTAACACGCCTCGACGGTGTTGCCGACGTCCCATCCGTTCCACTCGTCGACGATCTCGTACGGACTCGTCGTCGGGTTCAGGGTCACGTACGTCGGCGCCGCGAGCGGACCGACCGTGATGTATGCCACGGGACCGGGTACCGTTTCGCCCGCCGCCGTCTTGTCGGTGAATGCGTACCCGTACGTCCCGTTCGGCAACGTGCCGCCGGAGAGGAGCGTCAGCGTCGGCGCCGTCGTTGGTGCCTTGCCGACGCCGACCAATGTCCCGCCGCCGCCCTCGACCTTGCCGGTGTAGGTTGCCTTGGCGCGTCCTACGATCAACGCGAGACCGCCGGTCTCGCTGAACTGTGTCGCGTCGTCAATCGGTAACCGGGTCTCGCCCGCCGAGGTTTCATCGGCCGCGACGTTGGTTGACATCCCTTCAACGAAAACTTGATTGACGGCGCTGTCGTCGTCGTCCGCATAGTGCAACGCGCGCCAATCGTGATTAGCCGGGGTCAAAGTCGCGGCGCGTGCTTCGGACGTTAGGAACCCGAGATGTAAATCCTTGTCGTACTCGACGAATAGATCGCCGCCGAACCGGTCGCACAACTGGCGGAGCGCCGACGGAATCGGCGTCATCGTGAATTGAATGTCGTCAATGATCGGGAGGTTTGCCTCGACGTGAACCGTCGTGAACCCGGCCGGCGCGAGCGCCATGATCGCCAACGCGCTCGTCGTCGCCGACTGCGAGAGAAATCGATCCGTGATCAACACGCCGGCGAGATCCTTCGTCCAATCGGTCGCGGTGATCGACCACGTCGGGCGACCCTCCTCGGCGCGTTGTCGGATCGTGGACTTGCGTGTGATGCGCCCCGCGAATGCCAGGGTCGTCAAATCGTACACTTGGACCACGGCATCGCGCGCCGGTCGCGGTCCCCAGTACTCGAACGAGCACGTGTTCGACTCCTCGTTGGCTTGGTCGTCGATGCTAATCGAGTAGATGTCGACGAGGAGCGTCACATTGACGCCGTCAATATAGACGTCCGCGTTCGTCGCGCCGACCGTGAACCGGGTGACCGAGATCGTCTCGCGCGCGCGAATCGCTTCGCCCGCCAACGATGCGGTGACCGGGTACCCGAGATTTTGCGCCGTGATGGTGTCGCTTGCGCGCGCCGCCTCGGTGAGCGCACGTGACAGCGTTCCCGGCAGATAGAGGACGCGCGCCGTACCGGCGCCGCCGGCGGCGCCACTCGCCGCCGACGCGCCCGTGCCGGCGAGACCGCCCGCTGCCGACGGGGTCGGTCCGGTAGTGGTCCCCGCGAGAATCGAAATACTCCCGCCGCCAGATCCGCCGCCAGAGGTCGACCCGCTCCCGGTGTTGAGGACTTGACCGCCATCGGCGCCTTTCGCCGTGACGGCGCCGCTGCCGGTGTACGGTCCGTCGACGAGGATGATCAACGTGCCGCCCGTGCCATCCTTGCCGGCAAGGGATAATCCGACGACATTGACCGCCGCGCCGCCAGGGTTGCCGGCGCCGCCCGAGGCGGTGTACGAATCCGCCGCCGCCGCGCCGCCGGCGCCGCCAGAGGTCGCGCCCGGATGGATGTTCGCGGTCGGTGAGTTCGAGTACTGTCCGCCGCCGCCGGTTCCTCCGCTGAACGCCGTGCCGGCCGCGCCTTGACTGCCGGCGACCGCGTTCGAGGCGCCTTGTCCGCCGCCGCCCGTCGCGCCGGCGCCGCCGGTGCCGCCGACTTGCCCCGCGCCGGCCGGACCCGCGCCGCCGGCCGCACCCGCCGCCGGAACGCTTGGGTTGACGACGCTGTCGACGGTCGCCGTGATGATGCGAATTTCGCCCGCCGCGAGGTTGCTTCCGGTCGCGGAATGGTTCGCGCCGCGCGCCGACATCGAGATCTCGCCGTTGACCGTCAACGTGCCTCGGACAGAGATCACGGTAAACAGCTTGCGAACCGCCGGCGTGAAGACCATGACCGGCGGCGCCGCGCCGAGGGATTCGGACCCGTCAAATAGTGCTTGGACTTGTGAATCGATCCCGGCGTTCGCGATCGCCCGTACGAGTTGCCACGCGCCGCCGTTGTGGCGTTGATAGACCTTCAACCATTTCACGGTTGTATCGGTCGTGTGCCACAGTCGGAGATCCGCGCCGTTGTGAAATCCTGATGTGAGCGTTGCGATCCACGACACCGACGAACTCGCGAGCGTTTCTTGCGTCGTGTCCGCCGACGACGTCGAGCGGCTGTAGCTGTATTCCCATTCGTATTGGTCACCGACGACGTACACGGCGCCGCCCGATCCCGGTTGGGCAACGAATGTGGGTGCCGCCGGTGCCGCCGGCGCTGCGGCGATTGTCAGGTCGCCTTTGACGACGATCCACGCCGACCGACTGTCGGCCGTTGGCGTGAACCAATCACTTGCAACGAATGGCGGCGTGACGACGACGTTCCCCGTGACGACGCGGTAATCGTACGACCCGAGCGCGACGCCGTTGATCGTCAGCGTGCCGCCGGGTGTCGGTCCTGAATCCAGATGTGCGGCGAGGGTTGTGAGGACCGCTTGCACGTCGGCGCCCGAGACGTTGACGGTAAAGACCTCGACCGTCTTCGTATCCGCAACGCGAACGCTTTCGGAGAGGTTCAGGACTAACGGCGTGAGGCGCGGCGTGAGGGTGTCGGCGACGCGAACCGACTCGTTGGTGAGAACGAGATCCACTTAGAACTTCCCGCTCCGCGACGCGCGCGCGCCGAACTTTTGCGCGAGTTTGTCGATGAACCGATCCATCGACAACGAATCCGGAAACATCGCGCCCCGTGCGTCGACGTGAATCGTGCCGCCGCCCATCGCGCCCATCTTCGATTCGGGAATGACGTACTCGCGTTCGCCCCCTTCACCGACCCATGCGAGCGTCGGCTTGTCGACGACGGCGCCGGTCGCGAAGTGCGACGGGTTCACGACGCCGACGTTGCTGACGATGACACCCATCGCGGCGTACTGACGCGCCATCTCTTGATTGTGTTGAAACAGATCCCAGGAACTCAACACGGCGGAGTTCATCGCCGCCGCCGACGAGGCGACCGCTTGGAACGATGCCGCCGCCGTATTGTTCGCGCTTGCGAGTGCGGTCGTCTTGCCCGTCAAGGTCTCCGTCGTGCCGGCGACCTTCGCGACGACGCCGTCGGTCGCTTGAATCGCGGCGATGTACTTGTTCTCGATCCCGAGTTTGATCTCCGAAACGTCGATGCCCTCTTTCTCGCGCGCGGTGAGGTCCGCCAACGCCGCCATGCGTTCGCGGTATGCCTTGGTGACCGGGTCGTTGAGTTCGCCGCCGGTCGCGTTGAATCCCTGCGCGGCGAGGTTCGCGATCCGCGCGTTCATATTCTCGACGACGAGTTCGTTGATCTTGGCCGCGCCTTGCTCCTCGATTGCCATGCGCTTCGCCCAGTACGCGCGCCAGAGGTCGAGGTTCGCCGCGTTCATGTCGTCGACTTTGCTGTAGAGACGATTCGTCGCGGTGATTTGGGACTCCATCTCGATGTCGAGCGCCTTGACTTGTTGATCGTGAAGGGTCGAGAAATGCGAGTTCCGTTGAATCGCGATTGCCTTGTCCGTTTCTTCGTGGAGGGTGCGGAGTTTGATTTGTGCGTCGTGGTCAATCGACGCGAGCGCCGCCCCGCTCCGAATCGCCTCCGCCTCCATCAACGCGTCTTTGTCGGCTTGGAACCGGACCTCGTCGTTGATCAACTTGATCCGGGTTTCGTGGCCGGCGAGTTCGACGGCGACTTGTTGCGCGAACCCCTCCGAGTGCGCCGTCGCTGCCGCTTTGGCCGCGTCGCCCCATGCCTGATCGGCAATCGCCGCGTTCTGGACCGAGGCAAAGTACCGGGCGACCGTCTTCTCCGTGATGTTGGCGTTGCTGTCGACGGACCGGAGGGTGTCGGCGATCTCGCCGTTCGACTTCCCCCACAACTTCATGTCCTGCGCGATGGTTTGCGCCGCCGCCGACAACGGGATCATCGACTCGGTCCGGAACGCGTCGAGCATTCGTCGCGCTTGCGACAACGGATCTTGAAGTGCTTTCAACGACACCGCGAGGTCGTCGATCATCTTGGGTCCGCCGGCACCTTGCCCGCCGGTCCCGAGCAACCCCGCCGTCACGTCGAGGATGTTCCCCATGTGCGCCGGCACTTCCGGCGAATCGGAAAACGCGCCGCGAATCCCCATTCCCGCCTTGACGCCTTGTTCGACCGCCCACGCACGCGGATCCGACGGTCGGAACTTCGCGGCTTTTTCCAACCATCCGACAACCGTCGTCAGTATCGGAATGAGCGGCGCGAGTCCTTCGGTCTTGAATTTCTTCCATGCCTCCGAGAGTTCGTCGGTCTTGCGGTTGTAATCCGAGAGTGCCTTGATCGTCTCCGGCGAGATCATGTTGTCCGCCGCCAGTTTCGCGGCGATCAAATTGCGGATCCCGTCTTGTGCGATTGGACTCAACGTCAACCATGACCGCCCGAACAACGCGACGCCGGCCGACGCTTTGAGGTTCGCGTCGTCCATTTGAGAGACCGACTCCGCCATCCGGATAAATTGCTCGTCGGGTTTCTGTGCGCGGAGGTCCGCGACGTCGAGACCGAACTTCGCGACCCAATCCATCGTCGACGGGTCGCGCTCGCCGAGGCGCCGTGACAATTGACTGACGGCGTTCGCGAGTTCCTCCATCGAGATCCCGGCATCCTTCGCCACGAACCCGATTGCTTGGAGTTGCGGAAGTGCGATCCCGGTCGCGCGCGAGAGGTTTTCGAGACTGTTCGCGTGCTCCGCCTCGGCGTTGACGGCGGAGACCACGGCGTACGCCATGCCGGCAAACGCGAGAACCGTCGCCGTCGCCGCGCCGGCCAACAACGCCAGTTCCGAAATGCCCGTCGACGACGCGGTCGCGAGACGATCAATAGCGGTTGTGAACTGTGCCGCGCCCGGAACGGCCCGGTCGAGCATGACGCCGACGTCCCGCAACGCGAGGGAATAATCTTGCGTGACCTTGGTCGTCGCCGGCGTCTTCGCGACCGACTTGTCGATTGCGGCGTTGAGGTCTTGGACCTTTTGGATCGCCCCGTTATCGTCGAGGATGATTTGGAGGCGGAGGGTTTTCACCGAGGTTTCTCCTGCGGTTGCATGACGTCAAGGATGATCGTCAGCCGCGCCAGTACGTCCCACACCGCCTCGGTCGACCATGTCGCCGTTTCGCGGAGAACCATCGGTCCCGCTATTTCGAGGGTCGAGACCGCGCGCGAACACAGTCGCAAGTACAGCGCCCACGCCTCGATGTTGATCGCCCACAACGCGGACCGTTGTTGGCGCCACGCGCACGCGTCACAGTCGTACGCCTCAGTTTGTAATTCCTCCTCCGTCGCTCGCTGACAACACCGGGTGTTCTTGCCGTATGCCTTGAACCACTCGACCCACGTTTTCAGGTTCTCGAAAGGATGCGACCCGCTCCTCCTCGGTGACAGGCGACAGCGCCCGCGTCGAGAGGTACTGGACGTCCGCGCGCGACACGATGTCGAGCACGGCGAGGACGTAATCGATCCGGTACGGCAACTCGCCGCCGTCGGATGCTTCGATCCCCCACCAATCCACAACCGCGCGTCGACAGATCTCGTCGCCGACCCCAGGGTTGTCGACCTTCTCCGTCCAGATCTTTGTTTCTGGATCGACGAATCGCGACGTGTGTTCTTGCACCACGCGCCGATACTCCGTCGGTGTGACGTGGCGCAATTTGAATCCGACCCCCGGTCGTCCGTCGACGCCGCCCTCGAACGGTTTCCCGGTTTCCGGATCGTTCGGGTGATACCAGATCGGCTCGTCCGATGCCGACCCGTCTTGCTTGACGCGTGCCTTTAGTCGCTTGCGGGACATCCGTCCCTCCCTTGGTTTACACGAACGGATTCGCCGAACTCGATCCGGTCGTGGTGACACGTACGGGTCGCGTGACGGTCATCCCCGTCGGCGCCGCACTTGCCAGATACGCCTTGAGTTTCACGTTCGGTTGACTCTGAATCGCTGACGCCGGAATCGGATCTTGCGCCGTGGCGACGAACACCGCCGGGAACTGGAACAGCAATCCGTACCGCGTCGCGAGACCGCCGATCAACGGCCCGGTGAACGTGACGTCCATCTTGAGCGCCGTTTGCGCGACTTGGTACCCGGTATAGAGTTTCGACACCGCGTCGAATCGCGCGAACGTCATCTCGATCTCGAACGTCGGCCAACCGTTGTCGAGCGGTTCGATAATGCCGGCCACGCCGCCGACATACTTCTCGTCGAGCGGTTGGTCGAATCGGATGACGAGGTCCGTCAACCCGCCGGCGTTCACGGTGCCGCTGATGACGTCGGTCGGTGCCGACAACGCGCCGCCACTTTGGAGGTTCAACCGGACGACGACTTGCTCGAAGAATGCGCGGATGCCGTTCGGCGGGAACGTCAACGCGGAGATTTGCGTCGCCGTGTTGATCGCCGAGTTCTCGATCGCTTTCATCCCGACGAAGTTCCACATGACCTCGGCGCGACCGTTCTCCCCGAATCGCAACTCGAACCCCGTGAACTTCGCGGAGGGAATCTCGACGATCTTCTGAACCTTGTCGCGGACGATGGTCGCGAACAATCCGTCGCGCCCGCCCGTTGCCGGCTCGAACGTGTTGGTGTAGGCGGTCGTCGTCCCGACTTGCGTCGGCGCGATGCCGCCGGTCCCGAGGACGTGCGCCCAAAAGATATTCTGGAAGACGTCCGAGTACGTGAGATACATCGGCAACGCGGCTTTGATCGCGGCGACGCGGCCCGCTTGCACCGTCGAGACGAACGTCTCGCCGGCGGCGATCTGTTCGCTGACTTGCACCATCGGGTCGTCGCGGAAATCCTCGCGAAGCGTTTGCCCGCTGCCGGTACCGACCGCGACCGCCGTCCCCCAGGTCGCCGCCGTTTTGATCCCGATCTTGATCTGTCGTGCTGAGACGCCCATATAATCCCGCCTCTCTTATGGCTCAACTTCGGAGTAGTCGTAATCGACCGTCACGCGCAACGTACCGACGAGGTATTCCTTCCCCGGTCGTTTGACGCCGCGTTCGGCGACGGCGACGTGATACCCTTGCGCTTCGCCATCCGCGATAAGCGCCCGCTCGACACTTTGCAAACGTGTCAACACCGCGCGTCGTTGTTGTTCCCGCGCGAACGCGCCTTTCACCGCAACCGAGATCGTGATCGCGTCGATGCGTGCCGCCCGATACGACGTCACCGGTCGGTTGCTGACCATCCCGCCGTCTTCCAACCAATACGACCCATCGGCCACAAGGTTTGATTGACGGACAATCGAGAACGGTTCCCGCGAGGCAATCATCGACAGCGGAGGCGCCTCCAATGCGGCACTTACGCTGCCGAGAATGTCGACCAAGGTCGTCAACGCCATCTCAGACCCTCGATGCCACAAGCGGGAGACGTGCCGCTTTCGCACGTTGGTATTCCGCGCTCCATGCCGGACCGCGAGGTTCGACCGTTAAGTGGTCGGCTTGGATTCTCGTATCGACAAAGATCTCGAACCCGCGCTCGCGCGCGCGTTGACAGAACTCGACGTCCTCGCTGACGCGCGGTTCCCCTTCGCTGTCGTCCCGATACGCGAACCACGGTTCCTCGCACTCGAACGCCTCCATCGGGATCAACGTGCAACCCATCCCAATCACGTCGACCCGCGCGAGGTCGTCGACGCCGTCGAGGTCGAGGTAATCGAACCACCACACCCCCTGTTCGTGCCGCTCGTTGATCAACGCGACCGGCGCGTACGGCGGACCCTTGAGCACATACAACCCGCCGACAATCCGCCAGGGATCCGACGCGTGCGCGAGGATGCGCGGTAACAGGTCGTGCGGAAACGTCATGTCGGCGTCGAGGAACAAGATATGCGACGCCTCGATGGTCCGTGCGTCGCGGACGACTTGGTTCCGCAAGACGTCGACGCGCGCGCCGGTCGATTGCCATTGGAAACAAATCTCGTCGATGCCGTGAAGACGTTTCGCCTCCTCGACCCGGTTCCCCCAACCGATCTCGACCAACGACCGCGCCGTCTTCGCGAACACCATCGGCGTGTTGCACACGACGGCGACGAGGACACGTCGCGGACTAACCGCGTTGGAGACGGACGGGTGAATAGGTTGTGCGTTCATCGGTTTCCGGTACCACGACTTGCGTTCGCCCGAGGTCGAGTGCGATGCCGTTCTCTTTCAACGTCTCAAAGAGATCCCGTGCTTTCTGTTCGTACGCCGCCGCCGACGTCGCCCAGTACTCCGGGTCGCCGGATTGGTCCGCCAACCCGCGCTTGATGTACGCCATCGAGAGAAGACACGCGACCCGCTTGAGCGCCAACTGCGGACGAATCGCGACGATCTGTCCGGCCTTGGCGCCGGCGGTCAACCCCGCCGAGACCTTCAGCCGCAACCACAAGAACTCGTCGCCTTGGTTCAGTCGGACCGGTTCCCAATCCGTCGGCGTGACGCCGTCGAACCGGATGCGCCCCGACTGTGCGAACGGTGCGCCGCCGACCGCTGTTCCGTCGATGACGGTCGCGGACGTCCATCCGCGCGATCCGTAGTACTCGACCGACAAGGTCGCGACCACGGCGTTCGGCGTTGTCACCTTGACGAACACCCCGTCGTATTCCCAACGCGCGCCGGTCAAGAGTTGCGTCGACGCCGTCGTCAGGATGGACCCGAGCGGTACGTCGTCCTCGTTGTCGTCGCGCGCTTGCGCTTGCCAGTCGTTCGTATAGCTGACGCCGTTGGACGCCAGGACGTACGCGAACGACCATCGTTCGAGCACACGGTCCGACGCGCTTGGAATGTCCTTGAACGCGAGGTCGACCCAGATCCGAATATCCTTCATCGCTTCCGCGATTTGCGTCGGCCACGAATCGGCGCCCCAAGGACGATCGCGATGCGTCGCTTGCGGCTCGATTGCGCCGAGGTCGTCGTTCGTGACAAGGACGAGTTGGGACCACATGGTTTCGTTAGCGCGGAAATGGAATGCGCCCGCCCAAGATCAACAACAACAAGACGATGATCAACAACAGGAACATGCCGCCGCCGACGCGCGGGTTCCCGTAGTAGAACCCGCCGCCGCCGCCGAGGAGGAGGATGACCAAGACGACGATCAAGAGGAGTTCAAGCATCATTCCCCCTCATTTCATGTACGGCGCCGACCGACCGGTCCGGTGAGACGGTGCCGCGCGCGCATCCGGCGGGATCACGTGCAACTCCATCGTGTACGCGCGGTCGACGGTGTCGGACGCCTCGGCGGTCCGCGCACCGACCCACACGTGCCCGCATTGCGGACAGAGACACGGGTCGCCGGCGCGAGGCGACGGCACCAACTCGCAATACGACATCAACTCCGCCCACGTCATCGACTTGATCCAGGCGCGGAGACCGGCGTGAACGTCCGGCCGCTCGACCAACGTGACAAGGTCGCGCGGTAACACCGGTTTCAACTTGGACGCGGCGTCGCCGGCCCGTTCCCCGATCCCGATCCCGGCATCGAGGCGGAACAGCGGTCGACCGCATGACACGCACAAGATGATCGACCCGCGCGCGTACCCGTTCGACTCCCGAACGGGTGACGCGGCGAGAGAATCCTTCAACGCTTGGCGCATGGTCTATTCGGTTGCTGTCGCTTCGGGTGCGGCCGGAGGCGGAGGCGGGTTGTCGCGCGCGTCGCGTGCCGCTTGCCGTGCTGCCTCTTTCTCGTCGGCCGCTTTCTGTGCCGCCTCTTTCGCCTCGACGGCGCGTTGCTCCGCTGTCACCGCGATCCCTCTGACCGCGATACTGACCTCGCCGGCGCCGTCGGCCGGGTCAAGGTGTCCGCTGACCGTGACGTCGAGATCGTGTGTCGCCGGGAATGCCATGAACGCGGCGTTCACCGCGCGCTCGATTGCGGCATCCTCGCATTGCTTTTTGACGCCGGCGAGAAACTTCCGTCGGTCGTCGTCGTTCTTGAGTAGACCCGAGGCTTGAAAAGACATTCTGTCCTCCTATGCGCGGACGACCGTGAGGGACTCCGCGACGCGTACAACCTCTTGCGGCAAAATGAAATCGCCATAGAACAACGTCATCGTGTCGATGGTTCGCTCCGACTCGGAGACGGACAACAGCAACGTCTTCGGGTCAACGCTGACCGTGACGCGCCCCGCCGTGTTGAACGCCGGCACCGCGCCGCTGACGGAGACGAGGATCGGCACGTCGCCAGCCGCGTCCATCGCGTTCTTGACCACCAAGACGAGCGCCTCGTCTTGGGTCAACTCTTGAATCGCTTTCAAGATCGTCACGCGCTCGTCGCGCGTTGTCGCGGACCCGCTATACGTGAATGGCATGTCTTAATCCCTCAACTCTCACGATGACCCGCCACAAGGCGATCGAGACATTCGTCGCCCGCCACTAACGCGAATAAGTTCGACCCGTCTTCAATCGGCAACCCAACGCCGACTTGATACGCGGTCGCTTGCCCACACCCCGCGCATTGCCACGCCTCGACCGACGGCAACCCGCGAACCGGGAGAACTGTCCGCTCGACGGTCTTGCACTTGGGACAGAGGACGTCGGTCACAATCCATTGCGGCGTCACCGTTCCCCCGGTGTGATCTCGTACTCCGGTACGACCATCCCAGGCGCGATCTCGACGCCGGCCGGAATTCCGCGAACAACCGTGCTCCGATAAATCGCGTCTTGCTTCTCCTGTTCCATGAACGGCATTTTTTCGAGTTCCGCTCGAAGGAACGCGAGGTTCATTTCACGGGTGATCGGAATGGTCGCGAGATGCGCGCACTCGACGTCCCAATGACAGAAGATTTGGAACCCCGCCTCGCGCACTTGGCGGCAAAACCAAAAATCCTCCGACACCGTAAAATCGTTGTGATCCTCGTCCTTCGGTCCGCGTTGGTAGCGGAACCACTCGTCGCCGCCGAGGCGGATTTGGATTGCATCGAGGACGTCGCGCCGAACGAGCAACGCGCCGGCGCCGCACCGTTCGATCTCGAACACGCCGGCGCCGTAGTGGACCGCTTGATACCGATGCGGCCCGTCGAGCGTCCGGTGTTTCACGAATGCGATTGCATGGTACGGCGGTTTCTTGGCGTGGTACCGCGCCGTGATGACCGGCGCCTCCTCGCGGAGCAACCGTTCAATGAGGTTCGGCGGGAATGTCATGTCCGCGTCGAGGAACAACAAATAGTCCTCGTCCCCGGACAACACCCCGCGACAGACCTCATTGCGCGCGACGTCGGTCGGGAACTGCGAACTCTTGATGCGCCGTGCGCTGTCGAGTTGAAGGTGACGCGGAAGATGCGAATTGATCTCGCCCGACGCGATGCGCCAGAGCAACGTTTCGTACGACTCGAAGAACGCCGGCGGCACGGCGAACTGACTCGTCAGCACTAGACCAATTGCCAGTCGCATAATTCAGTCGACCCACCAAGGTCGGAGCGGTTTACGCGCGCGCAAGATCCCGCGCAAGTGCGACCATCGTTCCGCCCGCGCGATCTCCGGGTTCATGTCGCGCCGGCGTGTGAACTCCTCGGCCACGAAATCGCATCGAATCCGGTACGGCGAAATGCCCGACGGTTTGATCCGATACGAATCTTGGTTGAAGAACAGAAACGCATGTTCCGATAAGGCCCGCGTATGCGTTGGGTCCGCCCAACACCACACCGACGACCATAACGGCGACTCGAATTCGAGATGCCCGTCCGGGCGGAGAACGCGGTACAACTCCTCGAAAAACGCGAACCACTCCGCCGACTCGCCTTGTCGGCCGATGTGTTCGAGGACGTGATGTGCGACCGCGACGTCAACCGAGTCGTCTTCCAACGGGAGGCGATCCCGCCCCAGGTCGGCGACGATGTCCGGTTGCAATGCCGGGTCGCGGTCAACGGACACGACGTGAATTTCGCGCCCGACGTATTGGTCCGGGTTCGCGAGTGCGATCTGACGCCCCAGGCGCCCACACCCGAGATGCACCACGCGAAGTGCCTCGACCGTCTCCATCGGCGGACCTTACGCCGAACGCTGTCGACGTGTCGAGGGTTCCGCCGGCGCTGTCGCCGAGGTTACCGTCGCGACGGTCTCCGGCGCCGCCGCGCCGACGACCTCGCCCGTTGGCGGCGCGTTGGTTTCATTCGCCGCCGGCGTGCGCTCGACCGGTTGGTGCGCCGGGACCGGTGACCCGGCCGGCGCGGACGACGTCGCCGGCGCGATCCCGCGCAAGGACGACGGCAACTTGAACGTCGGATCGACAAGGCGCCTCGACTCCTCGATTGCCTCGGATCCGTGCTTCTCGACGAGACGGCGCAACTCGGTCATCTGTGCCGAGTCGACCTTGACTTGCGACGAGAGATAGAACTGATCGTTCCACGGTCCCATTCGAGGATCCATGATGAACGATTGCGGGTCGAGACCTTTCTGTCGGAGGTACGGCGCCGCGTCGTGAAGCGACTTCATGTCCGCGAGCGTGATGTACTGAAATCCCTTCCGGATGTAATCGTTGTGTCGTCGGAGCGGCAACGGTCCGGTGAGATCCCATTGCGGCAACCCGTTCGTCGGGTCGAGCTTTTGATCGCCGGTCCATTCGTCCCGAACCGGCCGGCGGTAAATCGCTCGAAGGTCGAGCTTGTTGTGCGAGACCCATTCCGCATCGAACGGGACCGCCCGAAAGGTCGTTGGTCGTTCCATAACCCTTTCCTTGAGAGTGATCGACAGGACGCGGAGAGGGAAATCGATCTATGCCCGCATTCCGCCCCCCGGCAGAATGCGAAATGACACCCACATTGATCGACTCCCCGCGCGTGCCGCGACCGTGTTTACGACGTGGAGTTCGAGTAGAGGTACACGCCGGCGCCGCCGCGACCGTTGGTCGTCGCGCCGCCTCGGTATTCCGCCTCACCCCACACGCCGACGCCGTTGAGTTCCGTGACGCGCTTCGACTCGTCCCGCTGAACCGCCAGGGGACCGAGACGCCCTTTCTGTGCGAGCGCCGCCGCCGACGGATGGAAGATTGCCGCCGCGAGGACGGTCGACGCCGAGACCGTCGCCGTCGCGACGTTGGACGTCATGAAGATCGACACGCCGAATATCCGGCCGACGATGCCGGTCGAGACGATCTCCTGTCCCTGCGCGCCGAACACCGACGCGTTGTCGAGTGCCGGGAGGAGGTTTCCCCATTGACGGGGATGGAGTACCGC